GCTCCATACACATTAAAATATCTAAATCCTTGCACTGATATGTTGTATTCACTGTAAGGAACAGATTTAATCATTCTATCAAACAAAAATTTACTCCAAGCATAAGCACTCAATGGAGACATGGCAGCATCTTCTTTGAAATTTTTTGTTAGACCATACACACTGGCTGAGCTGGCGTATTGAAAATTAATACCCATCATATCACACAGGTACAATAATTTACAACTGAAATCAAAATTTTGAATCATTATTTTTTCCACATCTGTTTCTGTGGTGCTGCTGATAGCACCCAAGTGTATCACTTGATCGTGTTTGGTTACATCTGGCATCACATCAGGAATATAATCATATCCTTCCACTGTGTGTCCTTTGTTCACAAGATGTTTGAATAGATTTTGACCGATAAATCCTTTGTGTCCTGTGATTAATATTCTCATGATTGTAATCTATCTATAATTTTTGTGGTGGAAAATCCTTCCACGGTGGGAAATATAATCACTCGTGCCAACTCATTGCCCACTGTGGTGGACACTGTGTAATCTCCACCTTTGACAATAATGTCTGGTTTAATTTCTTCTATGATTCTTTGTGGAGTATCTTCTGTGAATAGCACTACTTCGTCCACCCAAGGCAACATTTCCAATTGACGTTTTCTTGTGGCATAATCATTCACTGGTCTGCCTTCACCTTTTAATCTACGCACACTGGCATCATCGTTGATGCCTACTATTAACTTTTTACCTTGATTCCTAGCAAACTTTAATAATTCCAAATGTCCTGTGTGTAATATATCAAACACTCCATTGGTCCATACTGTGCCTTTGTTCAAATCTTCTTTGGTGACCGGCACAACACCAAACTTTTCCACATTTCTTGCTGCAGCATAGCATGCCAATTCACAAGCACGTGGCACAGTCATGCCTTGTTTGATACCATATGCTATCACGGCCAACACAGTATCACCTGCTCCGGTGACATCTGCCACTTCTCTCACGGGTTCTTTCACATGTGAGTACGATCCTTCTTTGGAAATGATATGAATACCTTTGGCTCCATCAGTGATTATAAGCCATGTCCAACTGTGTGTTTGAGCAAATTTCACAGCTGAATCCACATCAAAAGTGCCATTCCATGATTCATATTCTTTCATGTTGGGCTTAACTAAAAATGCTCCATCATAATAATCAGCAGATTGTTTGGGATCTACCAACACCCATTGAGTTTTTTCTAAAATGTTTTTTACTGTGTGAGATTTAATAACTCCTTTGGCATAATCACTGATTAATACCATACTTTTTTCTGTGAGAGAAAATAACAGTTGAGACAAACAACTATCTTTGATGTATTGTTTTTCTCTATCCCAACGCAGTATGTGTTGCCCTCTTTGTTCAACCAATCTTATTTTTGTTGTGGTAATAGGAGCATCTTCTGCTATGGATAAAAATACATTGCTGTTTTTTAATAAGTTTACTAAACTGTAACCGTCTGTGTCTTTGCCCACTGCTCCATACAATTGTACATCATTGTGAATGGCAGCCATATTCACTGCTAAATTAGCAGCACCACCTGGAGAAACTTTTTGATTTTGTTCTAATAAAATAGGAATGGGTGCTTCAGGTGACATGCGATCAGCAGTGCCTATGATCCAACGATCCAGCATGATATCACCAAGTATTTTGATCATTATAGAAATTTTAACATCTTAAAAACTGTTTCCAGTTTTATTTGATTATTTTTGTTTTGTAATGTATTTCTCAATCCTTGATGTAAAGGTTTGGGCCATTTGCCAAATATTACCCAAGCGTAGCCATCGTGTTCTTCATTTAATTTAGGGATAAACTCATTTTTTACCACACACAGATAGGTATGATATAAAAAGTTTTCATCATTGCTCACAAACGTTTCTAAAGGTATAGTTTTGGTAATATTTACAGAACCAATTTCTTCACTGATTTCTCTTTTGAGCGATTCCCAAGGTGTTTCGCTTGCAATATTCTTGCCGCCCACTAATCCCCACACGTTGGATTGTTTGCTTTGAGTTCTGTGTAAAAACAAAAATCTTTTGGTGTCTAGATTATAGAACAAGGCTCCGCAGCCAATTATTTTCTTATTGGTCATACTGATAATTATGCTATAGACTTAGGTTCCAGGTTCCTTTGCGATATTCACCTTCAAAGCTCAATAACCATGCTGTGCCATCCCATTTGTACTGCACACCTGTGTTTAGATTGGTGATGTAGGTAAATTCAACTGCTGAATCCACAGTGTTAGCATTGGCACTGGCATCAAATAATATGTTCCATTGAGTGCCATTCCATTCTATGATGTCATTGGATTGAGCCACAAAATCACTACTGTTGGAATTCTTCCATGCATCGGCTCCGTCCACATTACTGTTTGATCCTATGTCATTTAAAATTAATAATCGTAATCCAGAAATTTTTGTTGCTGTGGGATTGAATGTGAGTGGATCTATGATGTAATCCACAGTGCCTCTGTTGGTTACTCCATTGATAATTGTATTGGTTGGAATAGTATCAGTGTCCCAATTCACTATCAATTGATTTTCATTCAAACTGTTGAGAGCAAACGTTCCTGAAATTGTGGAATCCATATCAGAACGCTCCAAAAGTATTCTACTGATACCTGCTTGATAAATTCCTGGATATGCATCCAATACTTTTCTCCAATTGGTTACGCCCACAACTCCTTTGTCTACTATTTGAACTATGCTGTTCATTACCACAATATCCCAATCACTGATAGTGGTTGCTATCACAGAATCAGCATCTGTTCTTACCACTTTGCTGGTATCTTGAGTGCCATCAGCTGTGGTATTGATATCTGATCTAGCAGTGTCTGTGGGATCATCTGAATATGCTTTGAGTTCAGGCATGCTCATTCCCAAATCAATATTACCTGTTTGTTCGTTAAAAATACTGGTGATAATTTTTGTAATTACTCCTAATTTTTTTACTTTGGTTGGTGCACTGATATAGATTGGAGTGGTAAATTGCAGTGTGGCAATGTCTATTTCACTTTCAGTGCCTGTGGGAATTCCTCTGGAACTAAAAGTTATTCCATTAAGATCTAACACAGTTAAACTGGTCCAATCAATGTAATTGTCAGTGGTTTGAATTTCTAAACTGGGATTGAATAACATCAATATTTGTTCTAATATTTGTAATTTTTGATCTGTATTGGTTGACCAAATGTCCACACTCACACCCAAGGTGTAAGGAGTAGGCATTAATCTTTCCACAGTAAAATTGGCTCCTTGAATATTCAAATACTCCTCGTTATTTTCATCAAATGCTCTTTCTCTCACATGTATTTTACTTACAAATGTAGCATCAGCTGTACGGGTACGATCCATTTCCAATGAAGTCACGTATACTGCCATTCTAGGAGCACTGGGAATTTTATTTTCACTGTTGTCTCTAATGATATGTGCCACTTGTCTAGTGATATCGCCATACATCACTGGTATGGTCTTCAATTGACCTTTGCCATCTTTATAAGAAAAATTACTCATTAATCTCACAATCTGAGTAATATATCTGCGTATTTGTCCGTCGTAAAAAAATTCCATGTTTAATTGTCCGCTTTGGGTTTAAGTGCTTGTGATAAACTTTGTCTTTGTGGGACAGTTTGACCTGCCACTGTGGTTGTGTTGGTGTTGTTGATAAATCCTGTTTTTTGTGTGTTTCTGGTGTCAGTGTTGGTCAACGTCATACGCACAGCATCTTCCATTTTGATCCAACGTGTGCTGTCGTATCTAAATAATCTATTGGGTAAAAAATCTGTTCTTAAAAAATAATCACCTTTGGCAGCACCCAAAGGAAATCCTATGCCGTGACCAAACACTTCACCGTTGGGCGCAAATCCATCTCCCAATAGATAACCGTCATAACCATTTCTGTCTGGTGTTTGATTGATTCTATCTGCCATTTCATTGGCAGTGCTGGCATCCAATGTGTTGATATCTGTGGTGACCAATTCAGGCTTGCCTTGTTCATCCACTTGCAAAGTGAATAAATTTTTAGTATTGTATCCACTCTTGTTTGAGTCTGCTTCTGCTTGTGCCACAACAGCATTGTTAATTTGCATTTCTTTTTCATATGTGCTCAACACATCTCGCAAGGTATTTTCACTGCCTTCTTCAGCAGGTAAATCCAGTATTTCTTTGAATTCTTGGCTGTCTACTATTTGTTTAAGTTTTAATCTATATAAATGAGGATACCAAGTGGGTGAAAATCCTTCTGCTGCTCTGTTTATATCCTGTATCACATAAAATCTTTTCAATGCCACTTTGTAATCATTCAGTGCGTATTGGTCTTTTAAATGTGGTAATTCTATCACATCTCCTGACATTAATTTTCTACCAATGGTTTTGACTGAACTGTTGATATGCACAGTTAAAAATATTGTATCATTTTGCAGAAATAATCCAAATTGACTCATGTCAAAGTCAATGTCACTCACGTTGTAAATGCCTCTGATCTGATAGATGTTGGGATCGTATTTTCTATCTCTATTTTCTAAAAATAATAGGTCTTGAATATTGGTTTCTTTCACAGCATTGTATCTGGGCTGTGTGGCTGTGGCATCTTCTTCATCAGGATTCACAGGTCCAAGGTATTTGTGTACAAACACATCAGTGCCGCCCACTGTGAACATTTCTGCGATTGTTTGATCTAAAAATGTGTAATCTTCGCCCTTTTCTGGCTTGTATAAACTGATTCTTGGCATGTGTATATTTATTCATGCTGTGTCTGGTGCTAAATATGTTATAGGAACCTATTGATGAGCGAACTACAAACACAAAGACAAGAAATATACAGTTTTGCTAAAGACATGCTGGGTGGGGGCATGGTTGAGGTTGAACTGGATCCCAATCACTATGAAACAGCACTAACCAGAGCTTTGGGTAGATATCGTCAAAGATCCGACAATTCAGTGGAGGAAAGTTATTTGTTTTTGACCACAGTGTTGGATCAAAACAGTTATACCTTGCCCAACGAAGTGATGGAAATTAGACAGATTTTTAGAAGAAGTGTTGGTTCAAGAAGTGGTGGCGGAGATGGTGGCACAGTGTTTGAACCATTCAATTTGGCCTACACCAACACCTATCTATTGGCCAGTTCCAACATGGGTGGTTTGGCCACTTACAACATGTTTTCTCAGTATCAGGAAATGGTGGGTAGAATGTTTGGTTCTTTCATAGAATTCAAATGGAACTCAGTGACCAAAGTTTTAACGTTATTACAAAGACCCCGAGCAGAAGAAACATTGATGTTGTTTGCTTACAATTACAGACCCGAAAGCCAACTGTTGACCGATTACAAATCTAGAGAATGGATCAAAAGTTACACATTGGCCAATTGCAAATACATGTTGGGTGAAGCCAGATCCAAATTCAACACTGTGGCAGGACCACAGGGTGGAACCACACTGAATGGTGACACTTTAAAAGCCGAAGCTCAAGCTGAAATGGATAGATTGGATGCTGAATTGGCCACACAAATGGCTGGTGGCGTGGGCTATCATTTCACAATCGGTTAATATTTCATTGACATTATTATAAATTTAAAGTACAATAGTGCTTTAATATGATTATCGGAATTTGCGGATTAATAGGCAGTGGCAAAGACACCATTGCTGATTGCTTGGTGGAACAACACAATTTTCAAAAAATATCTTTTGCTGACAAACTCAAAGATGCTGTGGCTCAGATGTTCGATTGGGACAGACAATTGCTGGATGGCAAAACTGATGAAAGCAGAGCTTGGAGAGAACAGCCTGATGCTTATTGGAGCAAAGAAGTGGGCAGCACGATCACTCCTAGATTGGCTCTACAAAAGTTTGGCACAGAATGCATGCGTAATGGATTTTATGATGGCATATGGGTCAGTTTGACCAAGAAAAAAATTATAGAAAATCCTCAGATCAACTGGGTTATTCCAGATGTGCGTTTTGTGAATGAAGCTGACATGATCAAAAGTGTTGGTGGAAAAGTTTGGTGGGTCAAAAGAGGCACATTGCCACTGTGGTTTAAAATATATCAAGATGTGGGCATAGAACCCAAAGACATACATGCCAGTGAATGGGCATGGGCTAGATTTGCATTTGATGCTGAACTAAACAATAATAGTACTATAGAAGCTCTTAGAAGTCAGGTACAAGGTCTCCTTGCACCCATTTGATACCTTGTGATTGTAGCACTCGCTGACAATTGGCACACACTGTTTTAAGATTGTTAAATCTACAGTTATTAAGATTACCATCCACATGAAACACATTAAACTGCTGAGCATGTTTGCTTTTGTGTGAACACTTATCACACTCGTTTTTTTTCATATAGCCCGACTGCTGCCATTTGGGCATGCCCATGGATCTGCCTTTGTAACGCACACACTGCTCGCACTGAGATCTATAGAATACCTTGTTTGCTTTGTGATAATTCACAGCACAGGGGCGTTGTTTGCAGGCTTTGCACAAAGGTCGCATACAGTATTTAGCTGCCCTTTTTTGGCCCTTTTTGTTGGGATTAATGAGGTGTATTTTTGAGCTATCTGAATAAATATATTCAAATAAGTCATAGATAGGAGAAAACAATATGGCACTAGTATCACCGGGCGTACAAGTTACAGTAATAGACGAAAGTTTTTATACACCAGCGGAACCAGGTACGGTTCCAATGATCTTTATTGCCACTGCTCAGGACAAAGCCAATTCAGCAGGCACAGGCACAGCAGAAGGCACAAGAGCAGCCAATGCTGGTAAACCTTATCTTGTAACTTCTCAAAGAGATTTGAGTGACACATTTGGTGATGCAATTTTCTACACAGATTCAAACAACAATCCAATTCACGGTGGTGAATTAAATGAGTACGGTTTACAAGCAGCATATTCTTTCCTAGGAGTGAGCAACAGAGCTTACGTGGTAAGAGCTAACGTAGATTTAGATCAACTTCAAGCATCAGCTGATGCACCAGCCGGAACTCCAGCAGCTGGCACATATTGGTTTGACACAGCTAATAGTTTGTTTGGTATATTTGAATGGAATTCTAATCCTGTGACTTCTACAGGAGGTCAAACATTTACTAATAAAGTTCCAACGGTGATCACAGATGTTGAACAATTAGTGGGTGAAACAGCAGGCAATGCTCCCAAAGGCGCAGTGGGCCAAATTGGAGATTATGCTATCAATGCCACAACAACTTTCAATGATTTATATTACAAAAATTATCTAGGCACTTGGGTTCAAGTAGGATCAACTGCTTGGAAAGCCAGTCAGCCAACAGTAATAGGATCTAATCAAAACGTATTATCTACATCGGGTACTTTTACTATCAATGGAACACCTATCACAGGAACTTCATACACTCAAGTAATTTCTAATATTAACTCCGCAGGTATCAGTGGAGTCACAGCAGCCAGTATCGGCACTGCAGTGGCAATCTTTTCAACCACAAGCAATATTATTTTAGCTTCAGTTTCTGGAACTTTATTAGCAGACTTAGGATTTACAGCAGGCACAAAATACATTCCTTCAGTAGTGGTTCAACCTCACACACAAATCCCTGCGTTTAAATCTACAGATGCTAATCCAAGACCAACTGGATCTTTATGGATTAAAATTACTACTCCAAATCTTGGTGCTAGATTTAAAATTAAAAAATTCAATGGTGTAACCAATTTATTTGAAGATATTTCTGCTCCAATTTACAACAGCAATGAATCTGCACTGTACAACATTGACAGAGCGGGTGGTGGAGCAAATATTGCTGTGGGATCACTTTATGTGAATTCCAACAATGGCAGCGATGAAGTTGATTTCATAATTCAAAGAAAAGAAAATAGTGGAGCAACCATTATTAAATCCAGTGCAATCACCACTCAGTGTGTGTCTGGCACATACAGTGTGACCATGCAAGAATCAAAAATCAATCAAGAAGCATTGGGATCTAGCACAACTTTTTCTATCACAACAGTGGGACAATCTGGTGATGCTGATACAATTGCTAATGCAATCAATGCTCAAGGGTTTGTTAACATTGAAGCCAGTGTGGACACTTTGAACAGAGTTGTGATATCACACAATATCGGCGGAGATATTAAAATTACTGATACTGATGATTTACTTACTTTGGCAGGATTCATAGCAGATTCTACAACCAATCTATACAACGATGATGCCACTGATGGATCAACCAATCCAGTGGTATTGAGAGCCAGCAATTGGAAAACATTATCTTACACAGCTGACAGCAATGCTCCAACCAGTTTGACTGCAGATGGTCAATTATGGTACAATTCAATTACGGACGAAGCAGATATCATGTATCACAATGGAACCACATGGAAGGGTTACAAAGATGCAGCAGCATTTCCAAATTCTAGTCCACTGGGACCTATCGTATCAGCCACCAAACCAACAGTACAATCTGATGAGACAGCGTTAGTGACTGGTGATTTATGGATTGATACCAGCGATATTGAAAACTATCCTCAGATTTACAGATACAACTCAGCAACTGTTACATGGACTTTGATTGACAATTCAGATCAAACCACAGAAGATGGTATCATATTTGCTGATGCACGTTACAACACTTCAGGAGCCAACAGCGACACACCAGGCACCATAGAAGCGTTATTAACTTCTAACTTTGTTGATTTTGATGCTCCAGATCCAACATTGTATCCAAAAGGCATGTTGTTGTTCAACACACGCAGAAGTGGATTCAACGTTAAAAAATTTGTAAGAAACTATGTTGATCTTACTGATCAAAATACAAGATTCAGTGATGAAAACATGACTGCATACTATCCTCATAGATGGGTTTTAGAATCTGGCAATCAAACCAACGGTGCTGGTAGCTTTGGTAGAAAAGCACAGAGAAAAGTTGTTATCCAAGCATTACAAGCATTGGTCAACAACAATGATGCCATCAGAGATGATGCTTCTAGAATATTCAACTTGATAGCATGTCCTGGTTATTCAGAATTGATCAGTGAAATGATTTCATTAAATTATGACAGAGGTTTAAGTGCTTTTGTTGTAGGAGATTCACCATTTAGATTGACTCCAGATGCCACTTCATTGAACGAATGGGCAACCAACGTGAATCTAGCAGTGCAAGACAGTGACGAAGGATTAGTTTCATTTGATGAATACATGGGCGTATTTTATCCATCAGGATTCACCAGTGATAACTTTGGCAACGACATTGTGGTGCCAGCCAGTCATATGATATTGAGAACTATTGCATTGAGTGACCAAGTTTCTTATCCATGGTTTGCTCCAGCAGGCACAAGACGTGGTGGCATAACAAACGCATCAAGTGTGGGTTACATCACATCAGAAGGTGAATTTGAGAGCATAGCATTGAACGAAGGTCAAAGAGACACATTGTATACTTCTAATGTGAACCCAATCACTTTCATCACAGGTGCTGGTTTAGTCAACTATGGTCAAAAAACCAGAGCAAGAAATGCTTCAGCACTGGACAGAATCAACGTTGCTAGATTGGTTATCTACTTAAGAAGTCAATTGAACAGATTGGCCAAACCATATGTGTTTGAACCCAATGACAAAATTACTAGAGACGAAATTAAACAGCAAGCAGAAGGCCTAATGCTAGAGCTAGTGGGACAAAGAGCACTATACGACTTTATCGTGGTGTGCGATGAATCCAACAATACTCCAGCCAGAATAGATCGTAATGAATTGTACTTGGACATAGCAATTGAACCAGTTAAAGCAGTTGAGTTCATTTACATACCGTTGCGTTTGAAAAACACAGGAGAAATAAGCGGTTTATAATAACTTTATAAATACTAGCAATAGGAGAAACAATGAGTATATCTACACTATCTAAATTGACAGTACCTTTGGCCAGCAACGCAAGTGCAGGCAGTCAGGGTCTGTTGATGCCAAAATTATCGTATCGTTTCAGAGTCACATTGGAAAATTTTGGTGTATCGACTCCAACCACAGAATTAACCAAACAAGTTATTGATGTTACAAGACCCAACGTAAGTTTTGAAAACATCACATTAGATGTGTACAACTCTAAAGTTTATCTTGCTGGTAAACACACTTGGGAACCTATCACATTAAATTTAAGAGAAGATGTGAACAATAATGTACAAAAATTAGTAGGCGAACAGCTACAGAAACAATTTGACTTTTATGAACAATCTGCTGCTGCTTCAGGATCTGATTACAAATTTGTAACTAGAATTGAAGTGTTAGATGGTGGTAACGGAGCAAATGCTGCCAACATTTTAGAAACTTTCGAATTGTATGGTTGCTATGTAGATTCAGCAAACTATAACACATTGGCTTACAACACCAACGATCCTATCAGCGTGACATTATCTATCAGATATGACAATGCTATTCAAACGCCTCAGGGTACAGGAATTGGCACCGCAATAGGTCGTACAATTAATACTCTTGCCACAGGCGGCGGACAATAATTTAAACATCTTAAATTGATTCAAAAAGGGGTCTAAATGGCCCCTTTTTTTATTTTAGCAGCATAGATTTACAACACATAAATATTAGCATGCCAAACATATTAAAACCTTTTTTAGATAATCTTTTCAAAGGAGCTTTAAATCCCAAAGGCAACCTTGCTGACTATCAACATGGACAAAGATTATTTGTGGATGACAGTTTTAGATTGGCTCCAAAACAAAAGTTTCTTTACCACGTATCATTCAATATTAACTCTCGCGCCACAGCAATTATTCCTAATTTCAATTCCACTGTTGGCGAAGAATTAAACATGTTGGTAAAATCTGTGGATTTACCCAAATACACCATAGACACTGTGACCAAAAATCAATACAACAAAAAAAGAAAATTACAAACTAGAATAAATTATGATCCTATTCAAGTAGTATTTCACGATGACAACTATGGCATAACCACTGCTATGTGGCAGATGTATTATCAATATTATTTTAAAGATGGAAACTATGGCAAGAAAGATCAAATCAAAACCATATCCAGCACTGTGCCTGAGCAGTACATCAGAGGAAATACCATATCAGGAGACACAGCGAACAAATATAGATATGGAATGGATTCTGATTCTTTTGAACCTTTTTTTACCAGCATACAAATTTATCAAATGGCTAGAAAAAGATACACTTGTTACACATTGGTGAATCCGTTGATAACCAATTGGCAAGGAGACACGTTATCATATGGCAGCAATGATCCAGTGGCCAACAGTATGACCATAGAGTTTGAAACTGTATTCATGAGCAGAGGACCAGTAACTGCTGGATCAGCACCCAAAGGATTTGGTGTTAGACACTATGATAAAACCCCAAGTCCGTTGTCATTGCCTGGTGGAGGAACCACTAGTGTGTTTGGAGTGGGTGGAGTATTGAGTGGACTTTTTGGATTGGGTGGAGACAAAAGTGCTTTCAGTGATATTGAATCGGGCGGTGCGGGATCTGGTAGTTTTTTAAAAACAGTTATAAGCAGTGCTAACAGACTTAAAAATTTAAAAAAATTAAACAAAGAAGGTTTGAGAGAAGAAGGATTCAATATAGTCAAAGAAGGAATTGGCAGAGTGGGTGGAACCAATGTGAGTGGTGTGGCCAACACACTGTTTCCTAAAAATACCCCTGTGGCTAATAACGTAACCAAAGCTGAGTTAAAAAGAAGATAATTTATGTCCAGTGAAAATATTATTAATTCTAATTTTCCTGAATTAGATGTTTCAATTCCTAATATTAATCCTAGAGAATTGAGTGTTACTAACAAAGAAAAAATCAATACCTCAAACAATGTTCCCAGCACTGTTTCAAACACTGATAGTGCTCAGCCAGTTAAAACATTTTTTGACAAATATTTTGTTGAGCCTATCAGTATTCCAGCTGGTGAAATAGATGCTGTGATAGGATTTTTTGAAAAAAGAAATTTTGAAAAAACTGCAGCAGTCAGTGTGTCCACAATTTTATTACAGCAGGCCAAGTTAGATAATGTAAATATTTTTCAATTGTTGGATACTTTAAAAGGATTGAGCGAATTACAATTGAGTAGTGTTGTTGCAGAAATTTTAAATGTGAACAGATCAAAAATTTCCACACTAGGATTCAAAGTGACCAACAATCAAAACCAATTCGAAAAACGCAACATAGTGGTATAATCAGATGCCTCGACGTTTTGCTCAAGGTAAATTCACTTTAAAAAATCCTGAAAAATATCTAGGAACCAAAGACCCATTGTATAGATCCAGTTGGGAATTTGCTTTTATGAAATTTTGTGATGAAAGTCCTTCCATTGCCAAATGG